TAGCCCGCGCCGCCGCCACCGCCGCCCGTCTGCAGACCATTTTCCCAGCCACCGCCGCCGCCGCCGCCACCAGCAATCACGCCGTTATTTTCAATCGTGATTGGGTATCGCGTGTAAACGCCGTGAGCGCCGTCAATGCCCGTTTGGTCCACCTCGTCGGGGCCATCGCCACCGCGACCGCCGCCAGCCCGAATCTCGCCGTTGTTGATGAGAACGAGGTCCGGCCCCTCGGGCCAGTCGCCTACGTTGATTGCGTAGATGTTGTCGACATACGGACTCGCTGCGTCAACGATGAAGTTACCGTCACCCCACGCGAATCGGAACGATAGGGTGCAGTATTCAGCGCCAGCCGGGGCGACACCGACACCTATAATCCGGACCCACTCATTGAGCGCATCATAGCCCCACGTCATTTCGCCATTGGTGCTGCTCAGGAATACCAGCGCTCCGTCATACCATAGGATCTCAACCCGGACCCATGGAGCGTCCTCCAGCGCACCCCAGCCGCCCTTGCTCATGGCGCGGGCCTCAAACCCGACGCCCTGCCCTGCAACAACGGGGATGCGGGCATCGTTGGTCAGCGTCTTTTGAGTACTGTTTGGGTTCGAGGTGAAGCCTGCATAAGCAGCCCACGCGCCATCATAGGGCTCGGGGCCGATGTTTGGATCGGGGCTGGGATCGCCCGCCGTTGACAGAATCTCACCGGAGCCCGAGCCTCCCCACGTCCAGCCCGTGTCGCCCAGCTCGAAGTTTGCATTTTCGAGCGCATCGGACAGGTCGGCTATGTCGATCTGGTTGAACGCTCGCCACGGTGTGCCGACGCATACCCCGGACTCGATGACAAAAGTGATTGTGTCGTAGGTTGTTGGCGATCCAAAGAACATGTCGTACAGGTCGCGCAAGTTAACGTTGATCGTCTTTTCGTCGATGAAGATGACCTGCTCATCCGAAAAGGAGAAGTCCAGTTCCTCTGCCTCGACCGAGAAGCGATCGAACTGCGGCTCAAGCGACACGACCTGAGCCGTGCGCTGTTCGACCGCGCCCGTGGCGTCCTGCAGATTCCAGTGAGAGACGATGCAACCACGCCCCAGGACCGGGGGCGTGTCCTCCCGGTACACATCGAAACCAAATAGTCTGGGCGGGTCGCGGTAGCGAGACAGGAGTAGTGCATTGAGCCGTGATGCAGCTTGCCTGTTTGCCGTGGCGATCCAACGTGAGTAGACCTTCTTGATGGCGGGCAGGTTGCCGTACTCCTCGTCTGCGCCAGTCTCATCGAGCGACACAACCACTGACTTGTAGTTGTTCTCATCGTCCAGATCAGCCAGCGGGTTGCGTAGGCCAATATACGTCCAGACCTGCGATACACGCTTTTTCTCCTGCTCTTTGGAGTCGAACGAAGTTTCCATGATCCGGTCAGTGTCATACGTTGCAACGGTTGTTGACACGGGCCGCAATGCGGTCAGCCTGATGAACTGATTCGGCAAGTCGGACCACATGACCAAGCCTACCTGCTCGATCAGCTCGTCGATGAGGTCCTTTACACCGGTCGGCTCTGCAATTTCGGCACTATACAGCCTGTTAATGTAGAGGGTCATCTCCTCTTGCCAATCTGACAGGGGGAGCCAAGATGTGGGCAGGTCCGTGTAATTCGCGATCAGGTCGTAAATAATGTCGGCGGGCGATTCTGCGTCGTACTCAAGGACGAGCTGTACGCCCTCCTCTGCCTCGTGACTCTGGCCCTCAGTGCCGCTCTGGCCCCGGGTCAGGTTCATGACGTCGCCGGACCGAGTGAACAGGCAGACCTCCGATCCGCCTAGGGCCACTTTACCCGAGGCCGGGTAGTAGAGGTCGCCTACACCGGTCGGCAACAGGTTGATGATCGTCTCGGCTTGGTCAATGTCGACAGACAGGATTCCGGGGGTGACTGCCGGGGCCTGCGCACGGTCCTTGTCGAGGAACTTTAATGGGTCTTTGGCGGTGATCATAAACCTACCGCGACTCGGGCCCTTTGTCGTTTCGATGATGTAGTTCCTGACTTCCATGGCGCTGACCGCCTGGCCCTCCTCACCCCGGTACACGCGAAGCGCAGAGCCGCGAAGCGAGGGCCAGCGGGCCCGTATCTTGCCCCAAAACGTGCCTTGATTGAAGGGCACGTACGTACGATCGGTGGTATACGGGTCAGTCAACACGTCGCTATCTTGGTGATCGGAGAACGAAACATTGACAGACTCGCGCTCACCGATGGACACGCCCGGATCGATCTTGGCCGGGGTCACGTTAGCCTCAATCAGCGTAGGGAAACCGCCGTATTCGTGCGGGTCAGATTCAGCCTCGATGAAGCGAAGTGTTTCAGTGCCCAAATCGAGATTTTCGCGATCCTGACACGTTCGAGCCGAATTGAAGCACTTAGTAGTGCCGGTCACGCCTACAGCAGCCGTGCACGGCGCGGTCCCGTACGTCAGAACGCACTTTGGCAGGTCAATCTCGACTATGAGGACATCTCTCATGCAATCAGGCCCTCAACCGGGAACTTGACTTCCATCATGCCGTTCGAGCGCTGGTTGACTGGAACGATGTCCGAGGTGGACCAAACGAACGCGGCCTCTTCGTCGTAATCCTGCGGTCGCCAACCCCAAAAGAACGGGTTTTCCTCAGCAACTTCAACAAACGGCTCAAAGTTGGTGCGATACCATGCGGGGTCGAGGTTCTGAATGTCGATGCTGGTCTTGTACACGCGCTTGCGCACGACTCGACCGAGGAACTGCCCGCTTTCGCTGCGACCGGTAGACAGCGTGAGTTTGCGCCCATAGTCGGCGGGCGTGTGGCCCACATAGATGCGACGCGGCAACTGCAGAATCTGGCCAATGTACAGGGCCGCAATCGACGGCGGCTCAGTTCCGGCCTCCATCAGCAAGCGCCAGTACTGGTGACTCGCTGAGATGAAGTGATGCAGGATCACGCCGTCATCGTCCGGAACTGTTTCCGCGTCTGCATTCAACCACGCCGCCGAATCATCGCTGTATTGAATCGTGTAGGAGATGGCTGCAGAGCCGAAGTTGTGCCGAGCAATACCGAAATAGTCGACCGACGCCGCCGCATTGAGCGACAGAGTTACGGCCTGCTGACTCGTGGTCTGCCCGGCCCACGGGTTGTACGTTGACGGGTTGGCGAGCTGCGTGACGGGCTGCTGCGATGCTGCCTCGTCCGAACTGATGTTGCTGACCGTGACCAGATTATGGTAGCCGATCAGCGGGTTGTTTGGCAGCTCAAGGCCACTCGGAATAACGATCATGCTATGACCACCTTTGCACCATCTGCGGAGGCGTCGTTGATCCTCTCAATTAGACCACGTACCGCTTTGCCTGAGAATAGCGAATCCGGACTTAGGCCCTCGATGAAGATCGACTGACCCTGCCCGCCCGCTCCCACATCCGACACAGCTGGGGCGGCAGTGCCACCGGCCAAAGCAGGGGCTACACCCCCGCCGCCGCCGAACGTTTGCGATTTGATCGCGCTAACCTGTGCGAATGCCGCCGCTGCATGAGCCGCCGCCAGCCCTACGTTGACCGGGTAAGGATAAGACTTGAGCGTCTTGCTGATGCCCTCGTACGCGTTGATGATGGCGTTGCTGACGCCCACGGCTTTGTTAAGCTCGAACATGCGCTTGTTCTCACTGGCCACGCCCATCGTCAGCGATGACAGCTCGCCAAGGACCATTTTAGTTTGGCTCTTGAACGATGCCTGCTGGAACTTCTCAAGGTCGGTTAGCCCCTGCTGCCGTATCTCCTTAAGCCGCTCCATGTGTTCAGTCTCGGCCTCCTCCTTGAGCGCCCGGTACTCGTCCTCAAGTATGACCTCATTGTCGAGGGCCTCGGTGAGGATTTCAAGCTTTTGCTCATGGAAGTGCTGCAGCGATTCTAGTTCGTCCATCTGCGACTCTCGGATCGCCTCGACCTTGGCGGCGAGTCGCTCGCGCATCATATCCTGCTCTTTGGCTGCGGCCTCGGCCTCAGCTTCGAGCTTCGCCTCTTCGGCCTCACGGGCAGCGGCGACCGAGGGGGCCTCAACGTCCTGTCCAAGCTCTGTACCTGCGGAAGTGGCGCGGTTTGCGAGGGCCTGCTCCTCCGCATCGAGTAGGCGGCGACGGTCGGCAGCGTACCGGGACGATGCGTCGGCAAGCGCGCTTTGCAATTCGGCCTCGCGTTGCTTGAGTTCGACCATCTTTTCCTCAGCCAAGATGCGCTCGCGGTCGCCTTCGCGACGACGCATGGCCGCGCCCTCCTCGATACCCCGAATCGTGCCTTGCAGCACCACCAGGTCGCGATTGATCTTGTCTACCTCATCCTGCTGCAGGAGGCCGAAGAACTCAAGCAGCATCCGCGCGCCCTGAATCGCCTTCTGCGCGACCTCACCGAAAGCCTCGGCCATATCCATGATCGCGTCTGCATTATCGGCCACCAGCCGGGTGAAGTCGGCACCCAGCGCGGCTTTGATGTCGTCCAGCCGCTTGCGGGCGCGGTCCAGCTCTTGTAGGTCCATTTCGGACAGGACCTCACCTGCCCGCTCCGCCTGATCGCCCAGCTCTTTCATGCCCTGCGCGTTGTTTCGCAGCAGCGGTAACAGCATTGTCGAATCGCTGGCGATGGCTTCCATGTAAAACGTCATGTCCTGCTGCGACACATTTGCCTCTTCGAGGGAACGCACGTACAGTTGAAGCGCCTCGGGGCCGGACAGCTTCTGGAACTGCTCAGCCGTCACCCCAACCTTGGGCGCGATGTTCTCGAAGAAATCGAGCATGGGACCGCCGCCCGTGGCCATAAAGTCGCCAACGCGATCGTTCATGTCCTTGTAGATGTCGGCCAGCTTCTCCTGCTCGATGCCGACAGAACGAGCCGCCGCCGCGTTGCGCTGGAACTCGCGTGTTGAGGCGTTCGAGACTTGTGACAGGTTGCGGATTTCGCGAGCTGTCTGCCCGGCACTGGCCACAATACCGATGAGCGCGGCACCAGCAGCGACAGCAGCGACGCCCAAGGCCCCGGCCCGAGTGACCACCTCTTTCATCACCCCGCCCAGCCGCTTAAGCTTGCGTTCGGACTGTTCCGCGCCTTGGTCGAGGCCGCGTGTTTCGGCCCCCAGCTCGACTGATAGTTTACCTAGACTAGGCATCGTGCAGTTTCTCCACAAGCTCGTCGAACATCGTGTCCGGCATACCGGGGACCTTTAGATCCTTGGGTCGCTTCAAGTCAGCTATAAGCCACCATTCCTGCGGACTCATCAGCCAGAATTCGCTGGGCGCAATACCCCAACCAGCCACCGCAATTTCGAAGCAGATGGTTGTGAAGTACTGCGCCCTGACCCTTTTCCCGCATCTGTCTCCTCGGGCAGACTTTCCCCTTTGCTGAGCTTCTCCAGCTCGTCTGCGGTGACATACTTGAGCGTGAACAGGACCGCACCTTGGATGCAGCCACAGTACACGTTCAGCATTTCCGGGGTGGAAGTCATGACGGCTTCTTTAATCTCGATCCGGTCGAAATCGTTAGTGAGTGGAGCGAGCCACAGGCTGATCACCTCTGCAACCTTCGATCTGAGGACTTTCTCGGGGGAGTCAAGATCAGCAGCCGCGAGTTCGGCTTTTTTCTGATAGACCCGCTCGATAATCTCGATGATCCGGAAGTTGACATCGACAGTGACCGTCACGCCGAGGACAGGTACGTCCAAGGACTTCCTAATCTGCCCGGCCATGCTGTTAACTCCCCAGAGTCACAGCGCCGCTCGACATGAGCGTTGCTGTAAAGGCGACGTGACCGTTGTACTCGCCCGTGAACTCAAGATTCGATAGAAAAAAGCCGAACTCGGCCTCCTCGGTCGATCCATCCGCGTTGGCGATGGTAATGGAAGAGTTGAGCGAGCCGTTCCACTCTTCCAAGAAGTCCTGGTAGTTGTTGCTCGTCACGACGCCCGCAATCTGCACGTCGATGGAGCGCTGCGCGGGATCGGGCAGCAATACGCGATTGCCGGAACTGTCGTCGTTCGTAACGTCCACCGGTTCCCGGGCGTGGGTCGCGGTTTTCGTCCGGACTGCCGCGATTGCGGCATCGTCCTTCTGAATGACGAAAGACCGGCCATTGTATCCAATAGCACTCATGATAGGTCCTCCAGAGGTTGCCTTTCCATACGATAGTTCGCGACAAGTCGATGTCGGTTATTGTCATCACGACCGATGCTGGCGATGTCGCCCACCAGCCAAATGCCAACGATCCGATGATCAGCAGTCGCCTGCTCTTTCGGGATCGTCAGCGCGTTGAAAATCTCCTGCTGTTTCAGGTACGCATCCTGATAGCTGCCGCTGCGAACACGGACCTGAAAGTCCACGTCACGAAGCTGCTCGCTGTCGTCCTCCTGCGTCTCCGGGACGATGACGGGCGCACCCCCGGGGGTGTCATAAATCGTGATCGTCGTGTCGGGCGAGCTTGGCTCAGCCGCGACGTTAATCGCCCAGCCAGCGTCAGCCGGGAACGAGCCGATGTCGGCATCATCGATCAGGATTGCGATTTCATGTGCGGGGCTCCTGCTCATACGTGTGCCTCGTCCGCTACGATTTTGATGATCTTGTCCTCATGCTCTCGAAGCGGCCTTTGCAGGAACTTGGCTTCGCCGTTCGTGTGGCGAGCTTCGAGGTTTTCGTGTACGTAGATTGCATAGGCGGCACTGTAGCCGACCTCAACCGACAGGGGGCCAGTCTTGCGAGTATAGCCAGAGCCGCGCAGGTTGCCGGTAAGAACTGGGACCAGCGGCTTGCTCTTGCCCTCGATGAATAGCCCGGCCTTTAGCAATCCACGACCGGTTTTGCCTTTGATCTGGCCTACGTGGCTGTTCAGGTTGCCGATCACCGAGCCTAGGCCCTTTACGCGTGAGGACGACATCAGAGCCAGACCTTGTTGAGGTCGGTTGTCTGCC